TTGTGCCATGTCTAAGGTCTCCTATTGGTTAATCTCACGGAACACGAGGGTCGCCACGACGGCGTCATAATTGCGGCCCGATGCCGCTGGGAATTCTAAGACCTGCGCACGACATCGAAGGTCAATCACTGCCCACGACGGAGCCGACAACGAGCGCACTGCGTCGTGGTACGCACCGAGGTACGCCTCGACACTTGGCGCAATGTCCGACAATCCCAAGCCCATGCCTGCGGATCGTAGCAACGCGAGGTCGGTGATGGTCCACTCCGCCATCATCACGTGGCCAGTCCCGCCGAGCGTCTTTGTTTGGACACGTGCGGAACTCATACCGATTGCGCTGATGATTCGCATGGGGATGTCCGCAATTTCTGCGGAGTCCTTCAGCGATGAACCGCGGTATACCGTCGTCACTCCGCTGACGGTCATTGCCTCGACCGCGTCAAGGATGCTGTCGAGTTGTGACGTCACGAGTGCCTCACGTATTTCTTGATGATGGTTGTCACGTCGCTCGGGAACCGTCCCGGCGCCATAAGTACGCCGTCTGCGCTGATGATGTTGCGGTCAGTATCCGGGCCACCTTCGCGGCGTCGGTACAGATACGCGCCAAGCATCAACGTCGCGTTGACGATGTCCGCTGGTGGCGTCGTTGAGTATGCGAAGCGACCGACCACACTGATGGAATACTCCGGCGAACCGGTGAATGTCCATTCGACGTTTGCGGAGTCTTTCAGTCGGATTGCGTACCATGGCGTGATGTTCTTATCGACCATGACGACGTCAGACAACGAGACCGCGGTACCGTTGCCGTTGGTTATCGATGTGATGGCGCACAGGTCCGCACCGAGCCACAAGGTACGCCCGTCGTCCTCAAGGTCGCCCAGATAATCACGACGCCACAACGGCGTATAGTACCGTGTGGTGTCTGCGGCCGCCTCGAAGAGCCGGTGCGTCTGTCGTTCGATTTCGGTCTGCGCACGGCTCACCGCGTTGCCAAGTTGTGTGTCGTCCGTCGTAGCGGTTGCGCCGATGTACGCACGCAAATCCGCAGCGGTTGCGTATGCCACTTAGACCACCTTTGTCGTGCGCTTCGGTTTCTCGACTGGCGCTTCGTTCTCCAACGCAACGGCTGAACCTTCGGCGATGAGTTGCTTGGCTTCCGCTTCGCTCACTTCGACGATTTCGCCAGCGCTGTACGGTGTGCACGCTTTGGTCTCTGCGTCGCGGAACACGATGCCCGATAACATTTGAATCTTCATAGTGGGGACTCCGTTTATAGGGAGGTGTCAAGGATTCCTTGACACCTCCCTGATTGACTAAGCGTGGACGCCGACCGAGAAGGCTTCGATTTGGGTCACGTCGCCACCGTAGCGCCATGAAGCGACGATGTAGGTCAAGCCCTTGCGCACGTCGCGCCATCGCTCGATCTGCACACCGCTTGCACGCTCTACGAATGCGTAGTATGCGTAGTTACCGAAGATGACCGACTTGTTGGTCGTGCCAATTGCGGCAATCTGTGCCGACAACATCACCGGCCAACCTTCGACCGTGCGGTTGCCGTTCACGGTGTCCGTGATGCGGTTGTAGTTGGTCAGGTCGAGGGTCTTCAATGCGCCCCAAGTGGAGTTCTGCATAATGAAGCCGGTTTCGCCGTTGGTCAGGTATTCGCCTGCAACGTCGGTGCTGAGCCCGACAATCTGCGCGTTGGTGATTGCCGTTGCGCTGAATGCGAAAGTGTTGGTGACTCGGGTCAGCAAACCGTACGGCTGCGAAGAACCGGAACCGTTGACGATGTAGTTGTTTGCGCTGACTGCCATTGCGCGTGCAATTTCGTTCTGAATGAACTGTTCGAGGTTCGACGAAGTGTCGGCCAAGAGTTCATCAGACAAAGCAAATTCCAGGGTGTCTTTGTAGAGTTGGATGGTCTTGGAGTTGGCGAGGTTTGGCTCGCTGGCCGTTGCGGTCACGCCTTCGGCAACGATTCCGGGAGTTGCCTTGGTGCTCTGCGCAGGCATGATGTGCTTCCACGATTCTGTGGTGACACGAGTGAAACCAATTTGACCCAAGAACGAGAGTTCATCACGACGTGCCGTGATGGTGCGGTTGATGGTCGTTGGAACGGTGAAACCGCCGTCGTTGTTCGTTGCTTCGGTCAGTGTCTTCGTTGCTGACTTCTTCGCGTTGTGCAAGGTGTTCATCACCGATGCATCGTCGCTGCCACGCATGAAAGACTTGTACGCCTGATGGTACTCGTTGGTGTCAAATGGGCTCACTGTTTCGACCGCAGCCGGTGCGGCCTTCATTGCTGGTGCGTTGTGGATCGTGCCGCCTGCTACGGGCTCACCGGCCAGTTCGCTAATTGCGGCCTTGACTGCGTCTTTGATGTTTTCCATGGTGTTGTGTGTGTCCTCTGTAGATACTGCGGTTTTGATATCGTCATGACCGGTGTTCGCTGCCGCAGTGCGCACAGTGGTTCCCTTGGTCGAGACTTCGGTAGTGGTGCGGGGCTCCGCTGGGGTTGGCGTCAATGAGATTTCACCGACGACCCAGCGTTTGATTTCGCCGTCGACGCGCTCGACGAGGTGAGGCAATGCGCCGGTACTGAGACCAAGCGCGCCGCTCTCGGCGAGTTTCATCACGTCGGCTGCGTATTTGTGCCGGCGGTCAAGTTCGATTTGCACGTCAATACCTTCGTCCGACGGCGTCCATACTTTGACGACGCCAATCTGTGACTTAATGCCACCGAGTGCGTGGTCGTAGTACACCGGCATCCCAACGAAGGGACGCGAACCGCCGAAGTCGGTATCTTTGCTGAATCGGTCACCGGTCAGGTCCTCGCCGCCGTACACGACACCGCGACCTTTGAGGGTGAATGGTGCTACGGCTTTGATTGCGTGTGGTGTTGACTTCATTTGACCCCCAGCAGGCGACGTGCAAAGCGCTTGACCGCTTCTTTGTTTATTGTCGCGGTGTTGTCAAGGGCTTTGTCTTCGTCGTCCATTGCGTGCATCGACGCGACTTCTTCGACCGGCTCTTCGACCATCGCTTCGGCCTCTGCGACGACTTCCTCGGCCATGTCTTCGGTCTCTTCTTCTTCTTCGACTTCGTCGAGTACCTCGGCGACAATCAGCGCAGACTCGGGGATAATCCACAGTTTGCACAGTGCGTCTTCTTCGATGTCACCATCGACGATCTCGCACCGGTTGGCGAGGTAGAACACGCAGTTCTTGCACGCCATGCCTTCGGCTTTGAATGGGTTGCCTTCGGCTTCCATGTAGTGCGCACCGTTGGCGCCGATGCCCTTGTCGAAGACGCCGTACATCTCGACAACGCCTTCGTACATGTCGTACATGGCGACCTGTCGCTCTGACAACGTCACGGACTCGTCGAGTGCCTTGGTGGCGCTCTTTGGTTTCATGCCGTCATAGCCAACGGTCCGCAACGCCTTCATGGTTTCGCGGTTGTGATACGCGGCCATGCGGAGCGCTTCCATGTCGCTCTCAGAATGCCGACGTGATGCCTTGGTGCTCATAGTGCTCTCCTGTAAAATACGACGCGCCCACGCGCGCCCTTCGTCACCACCCCAGCCGAACCACGCTTGCCACCCCTTGCCCTGCTCCGACCACGTCGCACCCTCTTTGTCAATCTCATGACGGTCAAAGTATGCGACCATGCGTTGCACGGTGTCGAGGCTGATGGGTTCGCGGTTTGCCAATTGATTCGCACGAGCCAAGCCGACCGGAGTCATGCCCTGCTGACTTGCTGGCTTCTCGGCCCGCACGTCGAGCGCGCGCTGTGCGTTGTCGGCGACTGCCTGCGGTGCAATGTAGGTTGCCTTCATAGTTTCTCCATTGCCTGCGCAACGAGCGCGTCAAGCGTGCCGTTGTTCTGTATGTTTTCCACGGCTTGCACCGAGGTCATCCAGCGCCCTTTGTGTATATCCGCCTGCTGATCGCCAACGACGTACGGAGCATATGACGCCGCACTCGTCAGGGTTGCTTCGTCACCTTGCAGGTCGATGCGGTATGACCTGTTCAGTGCTTCGCTGCCCTTCAGCGTGGACCCGGTACCGCGTTTGTACGGTACCGTTATGCCACCGCTTCGGATGTTCGCCATGACGAAGCGCCGTTGCTTCTCTGACTTGAACTTCATTGAGCCCGGGCCCGGTGGCGGTGGCTTGTCTTCGTTTAACTGACCTTGCACTGACACCGCATAACCAAGCGTCACGGTGCGTA